TTGTAGTGGCGTAAGGAGGAACTTACATGGCAAAGATGAGTCTGGCTGGGGACCTCAAGGTCTATAGCGAACAGTACCAGAAGGCGGTGGCTCTTGCAGGAGAAGGGGCAGGGGTGCCCGGTTCTGTGATCGACACAGGGACCGGAGGACAGAGTGGTGGCATCTGCATCAAGGCGGTTGCCCATGGGGCTGTCTCCATCGCTGCTGACAAGGTATTGACAATTGCCATCAAGGATGGTGAGGCAAGCGACTCGGTTGCAGCCAAATATACCTTTACGGTTACGGGTGCCAAGGAGTATGCCGACAAGGAACTGATTGTCGACTATGTGCTTCCTCCGAGCATCAAGAGATGGACCGGTGTCACGGTGACCAGTGACGATGCTGCAGCAGTGGGAGCAATTGATGTATATCCGGTTTACCTGCCTCGCTAGGTAAGCGGATTCGAATGCAAGCGGCCCGGGGGATACCCTGGGTCGTTTTTAAATGACTATTCAATAGGTATTGAATGTCCGTTTAGGTGTCGGATTTCATATCCACCCAAAATCGTACAATCAAGAGGCAGTTTCAAAACGACATTCTTGCCTAATCTCATGAATATATATGCAGCATGAGGCCCATCCAAACCTCCAATCTCCTTTGAGGGAGAAATCAGTGGATTTTCTTTGAGAAACTGCATCTAATTTCATTTATTATATGGAAAAAAGAACCCTTCTCTGGTATAATACGCTTAGCACTAAGCAATATACAGAAAAGGAGTTCTTCTATGGAACATCGTAGCAAATCGAACCCGAACCTTCAACCCCTGCTCTTCACGCCCGAGGACTTTGCCAATTGCTTCTTCCGCAAGCCCTCGGACAGGGAGTACGAATTCCTCACCTACCTGACCATCTGCAGGCGGCTCTTGGGGGCGGAGGATCTGGCAAAGCTGGACGCGGTGAACGAGCTAGGCAGGACCGGCTACAAGCTGATGTCGATATTCGCCCTGCTGTCGCTCAAGCTGCTGTACAGCCAGGTGACCATGAAGCAGACGCTGGAGCTGGTGAGGGGGAACGACAACCTGAGGCAGATCATCGGCGTCGTCAAGGTGCCCAGCGAAGCGACGGTCTCCCGCCTCTCCGGGCCGACGCAGGCGATCGCCAACGTCGAGGTGATGCAGGCGAGGGTGATCGCCCTGTACTCCAAGATCAAAGGGGGCATAGTCGGCCACTTGAGCGTGGACAGCACGACCAACGAGGCGAGGGAGAAGCCCATCAAGGGAAAGCGGGCGGTGGCGAGCGAGCGGCGGCCCAAGAAGCGGGGGCGCAAGAAGAAGGGGTCGCCCGAGGAGGCCGAATACCTGGCGGCAAAGGCCCTGGAGGAGGAGATGAGGGCCCGCTACCTCGCCGAATCGCCCGAGGAATCAATCTCCAGGCTCGAGAAACGGTGTTCCTTGACCGCCAAAACGAACTCGAAAGGGAAGAAGCAGTGGTTCGTGGGGTACAAGACGCACATCGCATGCGACGACTTCGGCGTGCCGCTGGCCTTCGTCGTCACCGGCGCATGCGTGCATGACAGCCGGGTGGCGGTGCCGCTGATGAAGCTGGTCCGGATGAACTTCGTCTTCCTCTACGCCCTGATGGACAAGGGGTATGTGAGCCTCGACATCGAGGAATACATAAGGATGGTGGGCGCCAAGGCGATCATCGACCGGCCCGCCTACAACGGGGTGTCGGTACCGATGGACCCGGCGACGGCGCAGCGGTACAAGGCGAGGACGACCGTGGAGCGCACCAACAGCGAGCTCAAGGACGGCTTCCTGCCCGTGAAGCTGTACCGCAGGGGAGCGAACGCAAGGTACGACATCTCCCTGGGCGTCCTGCTCACCACCATCAAGAAGGTGCTCGCGGTGGTGGCCATGATGCAGGAGCAGCAACAGGCTGCCTGAGATAGAGAGAAAACCAGCACGTAATCAGCATCTCCCCGTTGATGGGAGACGGTCCCCCACGCCCTCAGGAAGAGTGGGCCGATTGTTTCTTGCTCATTTGATCGCCCGGATGACCGGGGACACTCGCTTCATACCAAGAATTCTATAGGGTTGCATATCCATGCACATGTTTTTGTATATTTATCGAATGGTTCAGCTATTCTGAAACCGCCTCTCAAGGCATGAGTATTATCACACTTGAACAATACAAGGATTTGGCTGGAATCAGCACTGACAAGAACGATGGACAGATTCGTGCCCTGATCATCGCTGTCGAGTCCGATTATCTCTCCATTCGGAACAAGCCGTTCGATACCGATGCAGAGGGAAATACAGTTTACCCAGTCGGTTCAATGATGACTGCTGCAGAGATGATCAGCTACAAGATCATCACACTGGGAGGGAATGTGGGTATGTCCTATGAGATGATCGGTGGGTACTCTGCTTCCTTTTCTACTGATCTGCAATTTGGATATCCCCGATCAACGGTTAAGAAGATCAAGCGATACGGGAGGCTACGATGAGTTTTGAAAGCAGGCTGAACAAGACAGCTTCCATCCTGCGTGAGTCTGAACCAACGGGGGATTGGGGCAACACAGGTGATGACATCAAGGTGGGGGAGGTTCCCTGCAGGATACAGGCATCAAGCGGACGTGAGTACATAGATGGCAAGATACGATCCGATGTAACCCATCTGGTTTTTATGGAGTCGTTTGTCCTGTTGCTTGGCGACAAACTCATGATAGACGGGGTGACCTACGAGATTGTACCTCCGATCATCGATGCAGGAGGAGCAGGTCATCATCTTCAGGTTTGGGTGAAGGAATACGCATGAGCACAGTGAAATTCATTGATAATTCAAAAAAGATAAAGGCTGATGTGCTCAAGCAACGTGACATCGCCCTGGTAGAGGCAGCAGTTGTTGTCCAGGGTGAATGTATTGCCAGATGCCCGGTTGATACTGGACGCCTTCGCGGATCCATTGGATACATTACAGGCTCCGGACTTAGGGCAGGGGGAGACGGAACCTTGCAAGGATCTCCTGCTGCTGGTGAAGCGGTAGTCGGGACCAATGTCGAGTATGCAGCCCATGTTGAATACGGGACCAGGTTCACCGAGGCACAAGCATTCATGCGCACCGGTTTCGATGCATCCAGGAAAGAAGTGGATGGCATATTCAAGCGACGCTTGAGAGCGGAGGCCGACTGATGTTGCATGAGAAAGATTTCCTGGGATGGCTCAGGAACAACCAACAGATGAAGGCCTTGTTCGGTAGCCGGATTTTCTGGAAGCTGGCGCCCAAGAAAACTGCTATGCCGTTCATGGTGTTGCAAGACATCAGTACCAGGGGATTCCGGGAGATTGATGCAGCCTGCCCGAGGATGCAGTTGGACTGCTACTCGGACAACGAGTTTGCTGTGGTAGAGCTTGCTGAGGCGGTAGAGAAGGAACTCTTTGGCAAGGCATTTGTATATGGCACTACTTCGTTCAGCTCAATGTTGGCTGAACGGGCAATGGTCTTAAGAATGGAAGACGGGAGCTTCAAGGTTCCGGTCGATATCAAACTATCCTGTAGGAGGGACGCATGAATTATGCAGGCATACATCTGCCAGCCGGATGTACAATGAGCGTAGGGAGCAGCGTGGAAGCGCTTGAGGATGTCGGTGTTATCCCGATGGATACCGACTCGAATTTGGAAATCAGCTACGACAAGCTACTGGTCCAGGGATCGAAGCGTGAGAAGGTGGTGAACTATGTGAAGAACATGGTTGCCAAGGCTTCCACAGAGCTGTATCAGATCAGGATGGACGTAATCAACAAGCTCACTGGTGGGGTGATGACCGTTACCCCTGTTGCCGGGGATCCTGTAGCCGGTGCGGTCCATACAATTGCCTCGGGATGGGCTCTTGGCAAGCTGTATCTTCTTTCCGGGCAGAACTCAAACGGGGCAAAGCAGACCATCACCAGCGTCAAGTATGGGGAAACCGTACTTGTTGAGGGTACTGATTATGTCCAGGGCATGGATGCCTCAGGGAAGTGGGGGATCCTCATGATCTCCTCGGCCACGGCTCCGACGCTTGGACAGATTGACATCACGTATGGACACACCCCTGCAGCTTCGATGAAGGTTGAGATGGGTGCCCCGGTGGTGGAGATCACTCCCAAGATTGTCAGATTCAGCAAGACACAGAACGGGAAGCTTTTCCAGGTCACCCTGTTCAGTGCATTGATGGATAGTGGACTTAAGCTTTCCTTCCCGGGATCCGATGCAGACAAGCCTGTTTCAATCCCGGTGACCATCAGTGGTGAGCTTGACACCAGCCGGGCAAGTGGTTCCCAGCTGCTCGACATCATCGATGAGATCGGCGTCGAATAGGGGGAAGTATGAAGGAACGGCTGTATGA